CTACCATATAAATCATTTCTCCGTATGTAGGTTGATTAGTAGACATAATAGTTACCTTTGTTTGGATTGTCTAAATGATATGTAACGTTATAACGGATTGCATCTATAGCGTGGTTAAAATCATCGATATAAAGTTTACTACCTTTATTCAGATATGCGTAGTTATTAAATTCCTTTGCTATGTTACTGCTATCTGTATCAACTATTATATCAAAGTCAAGCATTAAAGTAACACCGCTTTCAATAGTGCCTTTTTTAATTGGTTCTATGTTTAAGCCTTTGTGTGCTAAATCACTTATTAATCTTTGCTCTGCACTATCTGCTATTATTAATTTATTGGTTGCTTTGTCTAAACATATCTTTGCTAAATCTTCCATTCGTAAACCATTTTGATACAAATGCTCTTTAACGTATATTCGTTTATGGTCTTTGTCAATAGCCACTTCAATTAAAGTATCAGGGTCTATGCTAAAACCAAAGTCTAAACCAAATGAAGTAGGCAAATTATTCGGGTTGAATGTACCAAAACTCCAATTATTAAACACAACTCCCTCTGCTTTGTCTAACCAACCACCTAATATTTGATGCTTATACTTTTGTGGGCGTCTTACTTTCATATCTTCAATTTGAAGTATAAAAGATTCAGAAAGGTTTTTGTAGTTATCCTCGTAAGTTGTATGTATGTACGTTGTATCTCCTTTAACCAAGTTACTACCATCAGCAACCCCTTTGCTTTCGTAGAACCTTTTGTAAATAAAATGCTCTTTTGTAGCAGGGTTTAAAACTAATATAACTCTATTCTGTACGTTCTTTGCACGAATAGAGAAATCTATTTTATCGAAAGTATCTTCATCGTTAAGTTCTTCTGCTTCATCTAATACCCACGTAGTTACACCAGCCAAAGATTTTAAGTTTGCAGTTTGAGTTCCTGAACTCGTTTTAATACCTTTAAATAAGATTTTAGAACCTGTTTTTAAATTTATGATTTCATCTTTAGTTATAGAAAAATCGTTGTTTAAATTAGCTGTTTCAATCTTATCAATAAATTCAGGTATAATAGATATATGTGCTGATGTAAGTGTATAACGTGTAAATAATATCACGTGACCTACTTCATAAGTAAGAAGTAATAAAAATGAATTAAGGGAGTAAGATTTTCCCGAACCCCTACCCCCTGTAATTACAAAGTATCTACTATTAGCCCCGAGTAGTTTGTATTTATTGTTTAGTGTTATCAAACTTAAATAATTCTTTTATATCGAAATTATTAATGTTGTGCGTTGTTTCAACTGTTTCTTTTGGTTTGCCGAATATATGCTCTGCAATAAATATCTGACCTCTTTGACTATCTAATAACTTATCTTTAATGAAAAGTATTTTAGCCGCGTCATCTGTTTCAGTTTTATATAATTCCTTTAAAGCGTTTACAAAAAGATTGTTTACTTTTTCTTCTTCTACTTTAGGTTTTCTACCCGCAGATTTGTTGCCTCCGTTATATTTTCTTTTATCTTCCATAAATCAAAAAAGTATTCATTATTGATTATTATTAATTATTATTATTATTAATAACCTTATAAAAAAAGTCTGCATTCATAGGAAAATATGCTTCTACGTTTATTTGCTTTTGTTCTCCGTTTATTTTATATCTAAAAATACTTCTGTAAAAAGTATCTCCATTTTCTTTTTGCTTTTTATGAATTTCTATTTTCATATTAATATTTTAAATCAATAAACTTTTTAATTAACTCTTTCATTTTTTCAGATGCTATTGTTGGCGAGTCTGTAATTTCTTTTAGATCTTTAATAAATGTTTCGCTTTCTAAATTTTGATTGGCTTGGCATATTACTTCGCCATCAACTTCTAAAACTAATTTTACTTTACTCATAACTATAAGCTTAAATCATATACTTGTTTAATCTGTCCGATATAATCACGCCAACAATCTGCACAGCTTGTATCTTCTAAACTAATATTGAATATGTTTTTGTATATTGCTTTTAGTTTGGTTTGCTGAATGATTGTAATTTGGTAATGTTCTACTTTAAAGAAGTCGTTAAGATAAACCATATCGGTATCATTAATACATTCTACTTTTTTGTAAGTCCATAGTTTGTTTAACTTTTCTTTTCTTTCTTCACATCCGCAGTCTATACCTGTTACTTCGCTTATCTTATCTACTACTGCTTTTATTCCTGTGGCTTTTGTTACTTTCTCTATAGTATCGCCAAGCCCTTTAGGTTGTTTTTTTGGTCGTGCCATTTTTTTTTAAGTTTTAAATTATATTTTTTTATCTCTTAAGTAATCAACAATATGTGTAAATTTTGGATAATTACTATTAATATTGTTTTCTATTATTTTATGATTTAAAAAGCTATATCCTTTATTTTTTTTTAATACATTTTCAAAATCAAAACATTCATTATTGCAACTAAAAGAAACCCTAACTAATTCTTTTGCTTTTTCTTGTGGTGTTAATATCATAATTCTAATTTATTATAATCTTCTTGGAATAATTCCCTTAATTTTTTTTTGTGTGCTTTTAGCGAGTGAAATATAGATACAAAACTAATGCCAGTTTCTTTTGCTAATTTCCTCATTGACATATCACTATCACGATACAATGTAAATAGTTTTTTATCGTAAGCATCCCAGCTATTTACTTCGGCTTCGCATAACGTTCTGAAACGATACCAATCTATTTCAGTTGATTCTGAAAAATCATCTTCAATAGGCGTATCTATAAAATCAAAAACTACAAATTTGTTTTTATAAAGAGATAGATAAGTATTTCTTATTACAATAAATAGATAGTTTTTGTTAGGTTTGTCATTTATAAAGCATTTATCTTCGGTTGCATACATTGATATTTTTATATAAGCATCTTGAACTATATCCTCTGCATTAGAACTATCAAATAGTTTAGCCATTGCAAGCCATTCTTTATGATGTTTATATAATCTATCTAACATAACATTAACTTTATCTACATTCTCCTACTTTTGGAATTTGGGATTGTATTGTAGTGTTGCTAGACTTCTGCCTTTGTATCTGCGTACAATCGTTAATAGTTGTTATGATTGAATAAAAATTAGTTATAGGATTTTGTGGCGTTCCTACTACGTTAAAAGTATTCACTTCTACTACTCTATCACAATCACAGTCTTGAGTTGCTTTTGCTGATTGAACTTCATCTTTTGAACAAGCAAGCATTATACTTGCAATAGTTATTAACAATATTTTTTTCATAATCATAATTTATTAAAAATTCTTCTAATCACATAACCTCTGATGAAACTTGCAACAAAGAATACAAATGTAATAATTAAATTTTGATTTATCGATACTGGAATATTTAATATTGGGTACAGTACTATTTGTATAACAAACGAAATCATTAATCCAGCGATTACATTTGTTACCGTTTCCAATATTGATTGCTTTTTACTTTGTCTTTTCATTAATATTGATATTCAATTAGTTGCATAAGTTAGTGTGTATATAGCAGAGAGTTATCGGCAACCCTATGAACCGACCTCGTAATCATCAAAATCGCAAATTGACCTTACATAAACATGACCTCTATCATCATGTGCTTTTATCGCTGCATCCCATGTATTGCCATGTTGCTCACGTTCCATTTGTTTAGCCTGTTCAATATCCAAAATATTTACACTAACATGACCAAATCCTTCCTCATCATACCAAGTGTGTTTTGTTATTTGTTCGACTAAAAATTCTACTGCTGTTTGTTTTTTTGACATTGTTTTTATTTTAAGTTGTTAATAATCATTCCGAAATAAGGGCAGCCGATAACAGCACATACACACTATTTTCCCTACCTCAATCCAACGCTCACAGCGTGTATCTGCAAACCGTTATGCGTCAGGCTAACGGACACCATACATTGACCAAGTTGAACCAGTGAAAAAACCTTTGTAAGCCTTACAGTCTATTTTTTGACCTACTTGCTTTTCATAATACAATGTTGGCTCACATTCAACAGTAACTACATTTCCGTTTTCAGTTTTTACCA